AAATAGAATATACCACTGGGACATCTTATACAGTCACAGGCACGAATATCAATATTCCTGGTACTCCTGCTCCTGGTGCTAATTATAGCGTTATGACTCAAGGTGCTCCGTTCCAGTTCAGTGAAACAACACTTGGGCCTGGGGTGGCTAAGGAAACATGGATAGAAAGAACCACTACACAAGATTCAACAACAAACTCAGTATCGGTCTTTACGCAATAGCAACTACACTATTATTAACTCTTGCAGGTTCGAGTAGAAGTAAAGCACAACAAGCTCCATCTAATACAAATATAGCAGGACCTTCGGCATCTGCCACTGGTAATGTCACAAACCAGGCAGTTCAGGTGTTACAAGGTCCTTATGCCATGAATACTTTTGGTAGTGGAGTTAGTTGTCAAGGACCAACAATGAGTCTATCTCCTTTTATTTTAGGAAGTCTAAATGGTGGAGGAGACCCATCACAATATCAAACACATAGTGGAAATGCTGGATTCTCAATGGGATTCAACTTTCCTCTCGATGGAAGTCTTACTGAAATTTGTAAAGCAAGAGCAAAGGTAGAGATATCTAGACAACAAGCAGAGGCAGATAAAGCAAGACTTGATTTTGAACTTGTAAGATTATTAAAGTGTGGTGAAGCGATTAAAAATGGAATTAGTTTCCATCCAGAAAGTCCCTATTTTAAAATTTGTGCTGATGTTGTTGTAAAGTATCCACGAGTACAGGATGTCGTCAATGGAAATACAACCAATCAAATCAGTAAAAATTGATTCTCCAAGAATCATACCTACAATAGATCCTCCTGTTACTCAAACTACACAACAACCACTTATTCGTGGATTGGAAGTACCAGTTATTAATATTACAAATCCATCAATCAATTATCCAGTCATCAATGTTCCAACACAAGAAGAATTTGATGCTGCAGTAAAAGCAGAAAAACAAAAACAAGAACAAGAACAACAAGAAAAAAGTAGAGGTCTTCCAGACCCTACTCCCCCTCCCGAACTTCCACAGATTGCTCAAACCCCTCCCACTCAAACACCGATTGCTGAAATACCAGCAGATAAACCAACAACAACACCAACAACTTTTAGTGTTTATGGAGTCGATATTAATTTACCTGACCCTTCTCTTGTTGCTACGGCTGGTGCTGTCGCAGTAGTCACAACTGCTGCTACGATAGCATCAACAACAGTTTTGAATGCATTAAAAAATGCAGCAGAACCAATCATCAAAGAAGCAACAAAGAATAAGTTTAAGATTAAAATTAAACAAGTAAAGCCAGTACTACATTATGTCCTAGCAGAAGGTGGGCATGTAGATGTTTTTGAATACTCTGCCGAAGGAACTCGTTTAATAGAACAAGTAACTAATGTAGAGCAATATATTCGTGACCAAGTTGAAATCAATGCTCTCTATGAGATTGATAATAAAATCATTATTGACGATGTAATCAAAGATAAGTTCACAAAAGAAGGCAAAGAAAGATTTAAACCTCTCTTTGCCCCTGCTAAAAAAATTGCTAAAAAATTATCTGCCAGATTATCTTTCTGATGTAAATTGCGTGATAATCCATCCAATCACTAAAACTGGTAACTGAACTAAAACGTTATAAAGAATTTCTAGAAAGATATTATTCTTCTCTTCTTTACGTTTATCCTTTGCTGGTGCCGTGGTCATTTTGTAACACCTTAAACAAATCTTTACTATTTAACAAACTAGTATCAAATTGTAAAGATTTTTTTCGCCCTCTTCGTGCTGGTCTCCTAACAAAACGAATGACTTCTGGCGGTTGTTTTTTAGGAATAGGTCTTCTGTTTTCAAGCATTATTCCATCGTGAGTTAGGAGTCTTGCTAAAATTAAAAAATGTAAAACTATTCTTTTCATTTTTTCTTTAACTTAAAAGCGGCATCGCCAAGAAAAGAACCAACAGCAAGGACAAGTACTTTTGCATATGCATCTCTACTTGTACTTTCAAGTTCCACTTGCCCTTCTGTACGAATCGCAACAGATTCCACAGCAGAAATCATTAGGGCACTCCAAATAATTAAGAATAGTCTTACGATATTAAAGTAAATCACTTCTTACGCTTTGCATCAAGTTCAGCAAAGTTTTTCACTTTGGTTCCACCATCATAATTCCAGGCATATCCTTCGGAAATCATCTGATCATTGAGTGAAGTTGGTTCATCATTAATAAACAGATGTCCAATGATTCTTCCATACTTCTCTGTGGAATCTGGAAGTTCAGTCTTGATTAGAATATTTTTGGCACCTTCGCAACGATGCTTCAACCATTCTTTTGATTCAAGTCCGTATTTTTTTTTCGTTCGCATCTGCTGTGCGACTTTCTGGGGTATCGACACCAGCAAGACGAATTCTCTTAGTAAGGGAGATATCAAAACCCAAATCAATATCAGCGTCAATAGTGTCGCCATCTACAACCTTGTGAATTTGACGTATTCTATAGATATAGGGATCTTTATTGTCCATTAGAAAGGAAACTTAATACTCCCAGTATTTAGTTTGGGGATAGGTAGTTTCTCAAATGCTTTGGTGACTTGCTTCTCTACAACAGCACCAACAAATGCTTCTGGATTATCTAGAATCTTTTGTGCTTTCTGGTAAGTGATATAAGCACCCACGCCAATAGCAGCACTAATGCCTAGACTTGTGATTGATAGAATTAGACTCAGATGTTTCATCTTTCATCTCCTCAGATGCTAACTTTAATATGTAGTAAATGATGTATGCAGTAAAAGTAAGTCCACAAGACAAGATTATCACAACACCATAAGGAAACTGATCCATTATCTTCTCTCTTCTTTATGTATCCAAACTTTCAGATCTTTTACATATTTTCTTAATATTTCTGCTTGTGATAAGTGCCAGTCATCTCCTGTTTTAACGTATACCTTGACGTGCTCATCAACAGCGTCAAGGCATTTTTTAATTACAGGATTCCAAGGTTGCCGAATTGGAGTATTCCATTCACGTGGCATAAAACCTCATTACTTTTTCTTACCACCGTTCTTTGCTTTCTTAGCAGTAGCATTTCCCTGGTTCTGCTTGGATTGTTTTCCACCAGCAGAACCTTTCTTACCTTTGTTTGGTGACTTAGACATTATGCTCCTGGAGTACGTGGTTGAACTTGACCCTCTTCAAGAGCTTCAACTCTTTCTTCAAGAGATGGAGCTGCTGCTTCGGGAGCAGGTGGTTCTGGTGGAGTTTCTACAAACTCTTCCCTTTTAGGTTCTGCTTTTTTTTCATCTTCTTCATCTCCACCTTTCTTCATAGTATTAATTCCAAAGGTTGCGGCAGAGGCAGTAAAAACAGTCGCAATAAAAGTGGGGTCCATCTTGGATAGAGCCCCAGCATAACTAGCAGTTAGAAGAGCAGCAGACCATCCAAGGATGGCAATACGAATCACTTGCCCCAAAGCATTCTCCTTTTTCTTGTCCATCAGTGTCCGTGTGATGAAGTCTGTAATATTTAGGATTTTAGAACTTAAATTTAACCTTTGCAGATACTGCTGTGTTAGAAACCCCATCATTAATTTGATGAATTCCTTCAATGATTATCATTTCCTTATAATCAACAGAAGCATTTGCCTCGATCATTCCACTGGTTTCATAAGAACCACCGACAGTTATGCCGAATAAATCCTTCTTCTTACCACCAAAACGATGCGAAATATTTAGACCAACCTCACCAGAATGTGAAGTTTTGTTTATAGCATCTACGGTTCTTCTTGATTGAATAGAACCAGTTTCAGTAAAACCATCTCTCTGGTAATTACCAACAGTATATCCAACAAATGGAGTTATGTTCTTATTGAAATGCCAGAATAATCTGTTATTTACAGACCATTCTTTTCCTTGTGTTGAACTTTCGTTATTAAAGATACCCTGAATATTTCTTGATACATTATATTTGTTCTGAGAGAAACCAGCATTAGTTAAGAGTGAGAATGTATTTCCACGGAACATATTAAAGAATCCATAATGACCCTTAACAAGACTAGAAGTGCTATCGACACCACCTAAATCAATATTAACATTATTATACTGTCCACCAATAGTCCAAGTTGGTTTAATATCAATTTCTAATCCACCACCAATAATCAGAGATTTGCCAGTGTATCCATAATCACCATAAGACCAAGCATAATAATTGTTGCTGAATACTCTTACTTTATCTGTGGTTGGTTGAGATGGTTCGTGAATGAAAAGATTTTGTAATCCACCACCAATCTTATCTAAAACTTCGTGTTGATCAATACGTCCAGAAAGAACATCGTGAGTATTATTTGTATCAACAGAAAGAAGTAATGAACTTATAACAGTTCCATCACTATAAGTATCCTGCTGTAATAAAGGAGTTTGACTTGTAGTTGCAAAATCTCTTCTAATCTTTTGGACTCCATCCTTCTCAGATGCAGTATGAGTCACCTCAGTAGTAACAACAATAGGAAGTCCAGGTGCAGGAACAGTAACAGAGTTTAATAATATTGGTGGTTCTGGCTCTGGTGTAGGTTCTGGTGTGGGCTCAGGTGTAGGTTCTGGTGTTGGTTCTGGAGTAGGTTCTGGTTCTGGTGTTGGTTCTGGGGTAGGTTCTGGTTCTGGTGTTGGTTCTGGGGTAGGTTCTGGTTCTGGTGTTGGTTCAGGAGTTGGAGTTGGTGCTACTTCATCAACAGATGGTGCATCTGGATTGTTTGGAGCAACAGGTGTAAATGCTTGACCATTCTGTGTTGTAGTTCCAGGCTGACTATCAACTAAGAGAACTGGTGATAATGCAGTGTCTCCAAGATTGAATACTGCAAATCCTAAGAGATAATCACCATCAGATCCTACTTGATATGTCGAATACTGCCATCCAGTAGAACCATAAGTTCCAGTTGAATAATCACCAGTTCCTGGATTAGTAAATCCAAGCAGTGCGTAGTTTTGAAGTTGGTTATTAACTGTTACTGTTGGAGATGAACCTGTTCCTTGATAGACAAGTGATGTGATAGAACCATCATTGAAAGGAACATAATCAGTTCCAATGTAGTTCCAAGACATTGTATAAACTGTTCCAGTTTGCAAAGTCACTGACTTTGTAATCCAAGCAGCATCAGTAGGAGTTGGATTTCCTAATCCAGATGCCTGCTGTTGTTGTATAAGAAGATCTTTGATTGCTTGGTTTTCTGCCGCAGTTAATCCAAGTGCTTCTGTTGCTTGGTTAAATGTTGCTTGACCATTTGGTTGTAATGCAGCTCCAGCATCTCCATAAGGAGCAAACTCCCAAGTAGATGGAGTTACTGCTGGTTGATAATAAGGATTAGGAGAATTATCAGGAAGAGTTGGACTTCCTACTGCTCCATGAGAAGGTGCATTGAAGATTACTGGATTATCGACAACACTAACACCAGTTCCCTGCCCAGTAATTGTACTGTCTAGTGTTCCTGTTTGAGTTCCAGTATTCCATCCTGAGGTATTTCCAGACTCAAAATCTGTACCAGAAATAGTATCTGCAAATGCAGTTGGTGCTCCCATTAAAAGAGCAGACGCTAAAACAAGCGCCTTCTTAGCGTAAGACATAAAAAGTCCTCTATGACTCAGTGTGTACTAAACGAAACAAACTAAAGTTGTTTAAAAGTAAAGTATTCACCAAGTCACAGAGGACTCGGGGTATGTAGATTCAGACCATTTAAGATCAAGAATCAGTATTGATTTTAACTATTTATCCTT